ACGAATGTTACCCATGATGGTAGCAAGGGCGTTTCTGTCTTTAATACCACGATCCTGGAAGTATGCCAGGGTAGCATTCTCATTTTCATTACACCCTTTACAAATTAACCTTGTCTCTTTAGGTTTTTCGGGAGCAACCTCTTTGGTCGCTGTCTTCTTTTCATCTACAGGAGGCAACTCAGGAATATTTGAGGTAGATACTTCTTCCACTGGGGGAGGAGGACCTTGCATCTTGTAGTTGACGAATGGCAGTGATGCCGTACTGGTTGTAACCGTTGCCAGAAGAGGCAGGGCTACTGTAAGGAATTGTTGCACTAAAGTAAATTGAACTCTACATCCGTATAGGAAAAGCGCACATCCCCTTTCTCAAGGGGCAGATCCCACGGCTCTAATTGTCACGTCAAGGACTAATAATAAGAAACCCGCCATTTTGTAGCGGGTTTGTACATAATAAGTTAATATTTAGGTTTTGTCAAGGTGCCAATTAAAGAAGTGTCTCACTAAATACAAATAGTTCATCACCACTAGAACAATGAAAAGATTAGCACTTATCTTTTCGTTATTCATCACTACTCCTGCTTTTGCTGGCGAAATCACATCAAAAATCACTGACTCAATTCAATTAAGCGTTCAGGGTGCGGCGGTTCAATCAGAAAGAGTAGGAGCTTCCTACGCTGTCTCTGGCACAAACATTAATGTAACAACTCTTGGAGGAGTTGGTGGAGCAGGTTCCTATGCGATCAACACAAACGGACAAGCATTTAGTTTCTCTGAAACATCAATTACTGCAGATACTGATGTTACCTCTCAGTCGGCAGCTTCTGGAACAATTGCTTCTCCCAACCTTTATAGCAACTCTACTACTCAGTTAGGTGGAGACAAAGGTTCTCTTGCAGGTACTCTGAGTGGCACTGGTGTTCCTACGGTCACTGCTGGTGGTCCTGGAAGCAGCGCAACGGCACAAAGAACCATTGAGTTAAGCGTATTCAAGTGAGACACATAACTCCCGTTCTGCTGGCAGCAGCGGGATTTATATCTCCCTGCTTTGCTGCGCCCGTCACTCCTAACTTTACGAGTGGTACAATTACTTCTGAGACTAAAACTCGTACTGAAGTGATTGAAGTTATCAAACAAATAGAATATACCACTGGGACATCTTATACAGTAACTGGTACTAACATCAATATCCCTGCTCGTCCTGAGCCAGGAGCGAACTATACGATCATCAATCAAGGTGCTCCGTTCCAGTTTAGTGAGACTCATCTGACTCCTGGAATTGCGAAAGAAACATGGATAGATCGCAAAACGGTAGAAGAATCTACCACAAATTCTATATCTGTCTTTACACAATAATCGGTTTAGCGTCTCCTGCATTTGCGGAAGCACCATCTAATACGAATATTGCTGGACCCTCGGCATCTGCGACTGGTAACGTAACCAACCAGGCAGTACAGGTGCTTCAGGGTCCTTTTTCTGTGAACACTTATGGTTCTGGTGTTTCTTGTCAGGGACCGACATTGAACCTACAAACCTTTGGATACAATAGTTTATCTGGTAGCACTGATCCAACATCATATCAACAGAACTCATTGAACACTGGTTTGTCAGCGGGTTTCTCTATTCCTCTTGATGGTTCATTTCAAGAACTCTGTAAAGCAAGAGTTCGTACAGAGATTACAAGACAACAAGCAGAAGCAGATAAAGCAAGACTTGACTTTGAGTTAGTCAGATTATTGAAGTGTGGTGAAGCAATGAAAAATGGAATTTCATTCCACCCAGAAAGTCCTTACGCAAAAATATGTGCTGATGTTGTTGTGAAGTATCCAAGAGTACAGGATGTAGCAAATGGAAATCAAACCAATCCAAATAAGAAGTAGTCCTCCACCAATTATTCCAACAATAGAACCTCCTGTGACTCGCAGAGCAGAGCGTTCTGTGATACCTGAAATTGATATGCCCATCATTCATATGCCCGATACGACCATCAAGTATCCAGTGATTGATGTACCGACTCAAGAAGAGTTTGATGCTGCGGTCAGAGCAGAACAGAAGAAACAACAGGAAGAGAAAGAAGAAAAGACCAGAGGACTCCCTGATGCTACCCCTACCCCTCAACTGCCTCCATCTGTTCAAACTCCCCAGGATAATCGGATTATTTCCGATCAACCACCCACAAACACAAATAATTTAGGAGTGCCCGTCATTGAAGTACCAATCGTCGGGGAAGTTCCCATCCCACCTAAAGAGCAGGTTATTCTTGCTGGCACCACTGCTACTGCTTCTGTTGCTGCGGCTCTTGTTGGCAAATCTTTGGTGGAATGGATGGTAGGTAAGATGAAACCTATTGTTCAACAGATATTTGTAAGGGGCAAAAAACTCTTGAGCAGAGATCTTACCCCTTATGAACTTCAGGTTTATTTTGCTTTTGAGAAAAGTCAGTCTCTCAAAAAAGTCAATAAGTTACTGAAGAAAGAACAGAAGAATCAAAAGAAAGAACAATACAAAAAGTTTCACTCAAAGTGATTATTTCTTACGCTTCGCATCCAGTTCAGCAAAGTTCTTGACCTTTGTTCCACCATCATAATTCCAAGCATATCCCTCAGCAATCATCTGGTTATTCAGTGAAGTCTCTTCACCATTGATGAACAGATGACCGATGATACGACCATACTTCTCTGTGGAGTCTGGAAGTTCAGTCTTGATCAGAATGTCTTTTGCGTTCTCACAACGCTTCTTCAACCATTCTTTTGATTCAAGTCCGTATTTCTTTTCGTTCGCATCAGCAGTGCGACTCTCAGGAGTATCCACACCAGCGAGGCGAATGCGTTTAGTGAGACTAATATCAAACCCCAGGTCAATATCAGCGTCAATAGTATCGCCATCTACAACCTTGTGGATTGAACGAATACGATATATGTATGGATCTTGGTTTGACATCAGAAAGGAAACTTAATACTCCCAGTATTTAGTTTGGGGATAGGTAGTTTCTCAAATGCTTTGTTGACTTGATTTTCCACAACTTTCCCAACAAACTCTTCTGGATTGTCCAGAATCTTTTGTGCTTTTTGATAAGTTACATAAGCACCATAACAAAGTGCTCCACTAATCGCCAGACTCGTCGCTGACAGAATGAGTGCTAGGTTTTTCATCTTTCATTTCCTCAAATGCTAACTTCATTATAGAGTAAATTATATATGCGGTAAAAGTTAATCCACAAGATAATATTATAAAAACTCCCCACGGAAAGTTTCCAGGCATCAGTATTTACCAGGAGTACAGTATTCCTTCTTTTTATCTGGATAATATGGATATAAACCATCTCTTGGTTTCATCCACCCACACCCAATCAACCATTCCTTCGTCATTGGTGTTGGTGTGATTTGCTCCCACAGAGGACCCTTAGCACACATTTCAAGTTTCTCGGCAGTTACATTTGATTGTTCTTCTGCCCAGTTAGCATCAACTTCCCAAGGCACAGCACGACTCATACCAGCAATACTATAAGTTCTTTCAACCATTTTTCTCAACCACTCAGGAATTTCTTTGTCCTGATGAACTTGTGCCATAAAAGAAGTTTCCAGTCCGCCACCCATACAGTCCTGAACCGTATGCCATCCTTCGTGGCGAAGTGTTCCCAGAAACTCTCTGGGGTCTTCTAGAAGTCTTTTGCTAATAAAAAGACGGTTGTAATCTGGTTTGTACAGACCAACCGTGCTTCTTGTAAAATATCTTTCGTCAGCAAGATAAACTCCGATACCAAGTTTATCCAATGCTGTGAGTATTCTTTTGATTTCATCCTTGAAGACTATGAACCTTTCACCAAAGTCTTTATCTGAAGAAACCTTATCAATACCTTCATAACAATCTAAAAGTATCATACAACCCATCGCAGCAATACTATAGTCTTTCACTTGTGGGTGTGATTTTTGTATCGTTTCTGCTGCTACTGGAAATGTTAGAGTTAATGATAAACCAATTGCTGTGAGGATTTTTTTCATTCATCCCACCATCCTTCTTGTTTATGAATCCAGACTTTCAAATCCTTTACATATTTTCTCAATATCTGGGCTTGTTGTTCATGCCAAAAATCACCCGTCTCCATGTGAAGACGGGTGTGATTATCTATTGCTTTGAGTATTTGATAGATGGGAGCATTCCAACACTCCCTCTTTGGAGTGTTCCATTCTCGTGGCACGGAATTACGAGCGAATGAACTTCATTGTAACGAAGATAATCAATCTGGCAACTACCAGGACTGATCTCAGCATAACCAACAATCATAAAAGCAATAAATTCCATTATTTTTTCTTACCACCATTCTTCGCTTTTTTAGCAGTAGCATTGCCCTGATTCTGCTTGGATTGTTTCCCCCCAGCAGAACCTTTCTTGCCTTTGTTAGGTGACTTGGACATTATGCTCCTGTGGTACGTGGTTGAACTTGACCTTCTTCAAGAGCTTCAACTCTTTCTTCAAGAGATGGTGCTGCTGCTTCAAGAGCAGGTGGTTCTGGTGGAGTTTCAACTACCACTTCTTCTCTTTTAGGTTCTTCTTTTTTCTCTTCTTCATCACCACCTTTCTTCATAGTATTAATACCAAAGGTAGCGGCAGAAGCAGTGAAGACGGTCGCAATAAAAGTGGGGTCCATCTTAGATAGAGCCCCAGCATAACTTGCGGTGAGAAGAGCAGCAGACCAACTCAGAATAGCAATACGAATTAACATACCAACACGATTTTCTTTGTGTTTATCCATCAGTCCGTGTGATGAAGTCTGTTTTATTTAGGGTTTTAGAACCTAAACTTAACTTTTCCAGCAATAGAATTGTTGGTGACTCCATTATTCACACCGTGAGATGCTTCAACAATTAACATCTCTTTATAATCTACCTCAGCAGCAACTCCATAAGAGTTATCAGTTCCATAAGAACCTTCTACACTGACTCCAAACAAGTCTTTTTTCTTACCACCAAAACGAGTTTCCAGTTTAAGACCTGCTTCTCCTACGTGAGTTGTGTTATCAACTGCTGCTACAGTTCTCGCAGATTCTGGTGAACCTGTTTCATTATAAGCATTTCTGTTTACATTCTGAACGGTATATCCAACGAATGGTTTTACTGCCTTGTGAAGATGCCAGTATAAGCGATTAGAAACCCACCATTCAGAACCAGTTGTTTCGCCAGCATTATTAAAGACACCTTCTACAGTTCTATTGTACTTATAGTTGCTGTTCGCAATCGCAGCATTGGTATTCAGAGTGAGTGTATTTCCTCTGAGTTCACTGAATACACCAAAGTGGTCTTTGTTCTGCTGTGTGCTTGAGTCAACACCATTGAGGTTTACGTTGACTCTATTATACTGACCACCAAGAGTCCAACCTTTGGTTACATCAACTTCAAATCCACCACCGAAGATCTTGGAATCAGCAGTGTATCCGTCAGCATTGTATGACTGAACAAATCTGTTGTTCTCAAATACTCTTAATCTTTGCTTACCTGGAGTTGGTTCGTGGTTGAGAAGTCCATTGATTCCATCATTGATTCCATCAAGAACTTCTAATTGATCAATACGTCCAAAGTAATCTCTAGAAGCATAACCAACATCAACAGTTGCAGGACCAGTTGTAACTACAGTAGGAGAACCATTGGGGTAGACCTTTGTGTAAACTGGAGTGGTTGTAGTTGTGGTAGTTGTATAAGCATTAACTTTTTGTCTTCCACCACTTTCAGATGCTGTGTGCTGAACTGAAGAAACAGCAGCAACATCATAAGTTCTAGTTTTAACCCAATCAATTACATTGGTTTGAGTAATAACAGTTGTTCCAGCATTATCATCAGTTGTGACTGATGTTACAACTGGTGTTCCATTAGTTGTGGTAGTAGAACCATCAGACCAAGTTGTAACGGTAACTGGTGTTGTTGTGGTAGTAACTGTGGTTGTTGGAATGGTTGTTACAGCACTATCAGTATAGTGAGTTTCAGTTTGATTACCATTCACATCAGTTCCCATCACGTGTCTGTGTGGATTTCCAGTTACAGTTCTGGTTCCATAAGTTGTTGATGTAGTTACAATATCAGAACCAGCAGCAGTTGATGTGACAGTTGGTGCTGATGGACCAGCAATAATGGCACTTGTGAGAGTTACTGTACCAGTTTGGATTGTTGGGTGTGCTGGATCCCAGTTTGCTGTTGGGTATTGAATAGGATTATAAGTAAACTGATAATCACCAGCAGAAAGTCCAGTGAATGTTACACCTTGCCAACTATAACTTGTACAAGAATTATAAACACATCCCGAGTTACCAGCAACATATGGAACAAGAGATGTTCCATCACTCATAAAATAGTTTGTTCCAGAAACAAGACCTGTTGGCATTGTGTTCTGAATTAAGGTCCAGTTGACTGTTGTTGGTGCAAAACTAGTTCCATTTACACCCTGTAGAGTCATAGTACCTTCAGTAAAAGTGGTTCCAGGATGCCAGTTACCATACCAAAAAGTAACTGTTCCATTCCCCGAACCAACATATCCTATAGAGTTGGTGTGAGATAATGCTGCTGTTGGCACTCCAAGAAGAAGCGCAGACGCTGCAGCGAGCGCCTTTTGCGTGTAGGTGGACATAAAAATAGGTGAGTTGGTGTGGTAGAAAATTCCTAAGAACTACCAAACACAACTCACCTTGGTGTGGGTCTGAGTTGCAGTTTCAACTCAATGGTTGAAACTATTTAGTTATCCTTTCTTCCAAGCTTCGCCTTCTGCCTTTCTTCTACGAGCAAGTCCTGCTTCTACATTTGAACCAGGGTTGCGATAGAGGAATAAAGCATCGGGAACTAGGTCCCACTCTTTATTCTTCAGGCGTTTAGTAATAGTATTAAAGTTAGCGCCACCGTAAAAACCGGCACCAAGATTATAAGCAAAGCTGAGCAGAGCGCCTCTTTTTCCATCTGACATTTCATTCCAATGTGGGATTTTGCGTAATGCGGGAAGAAACTCATTCTTACATTGTTCAATCAGAAGTGCATCTGCTTCTGCCTGTGTAAGGGTATCACCAAGTTTGAATGCTGATCCATCTTTCTTGCGGGTAGAACCCCAACCAATTGTGATTGGAAGACCACCAGTTAGAGGGTCAGGATATGCCTTCAGATGGCATCCTTCAAACTCTTTGATCAACTTGATGCCCATTTGTGGGACATCATCACCACCTGTTACAGGAGCTGCAGCAGCAGGTGCTGGTGCAGCACTAGTCTTTTTTCCGCGAAAGATCTCCGCCCAATCAACATTATCCTCTAGATACTTGACTGGTAGGTTATCTTCTAACCACTGAACCGCTTTTACGTGGTTAGGGTTTCTTTCATCATAGAATTTAAAAAAGTTGTGTAGATCAATCCTTGCCATTTGGTCCTCCGAAATACTTTTGATACAATTGATTTGCTTCTACGTGCTTACCGTGATTTGTAAGATCCTTAATGACCTTAAGCATCTTCCTCTTAAAATTAGTCGAAGATTCTTCCCCAGCCATCATTCCCTCCTGGACACCAACGGTGCTTGAGAACTGCTTTGGTGTAAATGGTCTTCTTACCATTTGTTACAGGACCGGTATAGTTATCGTTGAGAGAACCATAAGGATCATTGACAAAATATCCCTTGCCATCTGGTGTCTTACCAATGACTACACACATGTGCCCACCAGTAGGAGCAGATAAAGAACCGCGATGCAGGATACCAATAACAACAGGTTTCCCAGCATCAAGGCTCTTATCAATGTCAGCAAAAGAAAGATTGTAGCTAAAGTGTGACTTAACTCCATAACCTGCGAGAACTTTTGTCTGTACCGCATGGTCAGTCGTGTCACCAATCGCAAATACTTTCTTAACGTATTCATCGTCGCCTTTGATGCTTCCTGGCTTGAGGAAAGCAAGGCACATAGCGCACGATGAACTGTTACAAGTTCTATGTGCATCTCTATAGTTATCTACTTGATTGAAGTATGGAACAGCAAGAACTTCTGGAGTTGGAGGTTTTGTTCTAAACATCCCAATCCACTCAGTTTCTGCATCATCCAGGAATTCAGCAGGCAGGTTATCTTCTAACCACTGGACTGCTGCTACGTGATTTGAATTGCTGTCGTCGTAAAACTTAAAAAAGTTATGAAGATCTAGTGTCATCTTCCTCTCCTATGAACTCTAATGAGAAAATATCATGATCTAAAATATTCGGATCCAACCATTCACTAAATTCAGATTGAATCGCATGGGCATTCTCAATATTTTCTTCACAGAGAGTATGAATGCGGTCAACTGCCCAATCATGAGTTGTCTGAAGAGTCTCTTCCAAAGTTACCATAATCTTTTCGCATGTAGCGTCCTAGGATATTACTATTGTAATACGCTGGACTCCCATCGTCAAGAGATTCCGTCAACACATTATTTAGAAAAAGTTGTTTTGTTTCTTCATAATTGCACTGTCCTTTTGTTTTATGGAGGCTAAGTATTCTTCTGTCGCAGGATGCTTTTCCCCAAACGTCAATATCGGCTTTGAGTTCAGGACAGGAGCCGTAATATCTTTTCCAATCGGACTCTGACTTAACTTTTCTAGATTTTCCTCTTGGTGTGCGGAAAGACCAGAAATACTTTCTACCAATATAACTACGACCAGTTTTACCGCAATGAATATGATATACAAAACCAAAATAATCTTGAATATCAGAAGACTCAAAAATTTCCCCATTGAATCTCCAGGGATTTTCATAACTCATACTAAGAATCTTTATGAGCTATTATTTATCCTTCAACCCTAGCAAAGCGATTCTAGCAATAAAAAAGGGGGTTTGTCAACCCCCCTTGAAGTTATGTTAGTTTAACTCAACGAACATTGGCAGCATACCACTTTTCAAATGCCTCTCTGTCTTTATGTCCTCTTGGTGGCATTGGTCTTTTTTCTCCACGGACAGGAGCATACTTTTTGTTTTCTCCTGCTTCATATTTCTCAGGATTGTTGCGAGCCTCTTGTGCTTCTAAAATTGCTTCAATAGATTCTGAATTCATTTGAGACATAATGTATTGTGCTTCAGAGATTGTTTCTGCGTGACCAGTCTCAAGAAGATACTCAAGAACTAAATCAAATACATCAACTTCTTCTTTTGAAAGAATAGGATCAACTCTAACATTTGAACCTGTTCTTACATTTCTTCTTGCTGCTGCTTGATGAGCACGAGTGCGGACCATAAATCCGGCACTTCTACCACCACTATCTCTGTCTTGCCTATCTCTTGCCTTTAATAGTCCTGCTACTTTTTTATCAGATACTTCATCAAGTTGCTGTGCTTCTTCACCAAGTCTAGAAGCGGCACCTGCTGCCTTCTGAGCGACCTTACCAATGCCTGTAGCAGCGGCACGAAGACCACCACCAATCATTCTCTTAATTCCACCTTTGACTTCTGCCTTCTTCTTCTGGACAGTGCTAGAGACCGCGTGAGTAGCAGCACGACCCGCTCTTCTTGCCTCATCTTTAGCGATTGAAGCGGCGATACCAGCAACTGCCTTGGCACCCTTTGCCTTTGCCTTTACACGTCCCACAGCAGTCTTTACCGCTGCCTTACGTGCCGAAGACTTCATACCACCAAGTCTTTCTTTAGCACGTGCTTTTCTTTGCTCTGGACTTTCAGTATCGCTACCATAAGTAACCTTTGCTTCATCAAGATAAAGAATTGCCGCGTTTTCTACAGCAGTGGATGCTTCATCAAGTGTATATCCAAACTCAACACATTCTTGAATGAGTTCTTCTACAACTTCTTCAATCATTTCACAGGAGATTCCATCTCCTTCTTCATAAATGTTTTGATATGATTCTTGTAGTGCCTTTAAATCTGACGCAAACATTTTAATACTTAAGGAATTCCTACAGATATTTATAAAAAAAGAGGGTCCGAAGACCCTCATTTCACATCATCATTGCATTTACCCAACCATTCTTTGGAATAATTATAATCACCGAACAGGTATTCATCACACTCCGCCGCTTCTTGATATGCGTTCAGGATTTCCTGTTCGCACCATTCATCATAGTTGGAATCCTGAGAAAGTATCTTTGGTAACATCCTGTTTGATTCCTCCAACAATGTATGATTCAACTTCGGTTTCCTGTGGCGCCACTTGAAGACCCTTAGAGGAAATCCAATGCTCAGTCCAAGGAAGTGGATTATTCTTCGCGGGAATATCATAAAGTGGTTTGAGTCCAATTGCCTTCATTCTACGGTTCGCAATCCATTCAACATACTGTTGTAACAGTTTGTCATTCAGACCGATCATTGAACCATCCTTGAACAGATACTCTGCCCAGAGTTTTTCCTGATTCACAGCATTCTCAAAAGTCTTGTAGAACCATTGTTCTTCTTCTTTGGAGATACGTGCCATCTCAGGATCATCACCCTCTTTCCATTTGTTCAGAATATTCTGAGTAATGACAAGATGTTGGTTCTCATCACGAGCAATCAGTGAGATGATTTTTGCACTTCCTTCCATAAGCTTGAGTTCGCCAAACGCAAAACTACAAGCGAAGCTGACGTAAAAGCGAATACCTTCAAGAATATTAACGTTTGCAACTGCTCTGAAAAGTTTTCTTTTGAGTTCATACCTTGCCTCTTGTGCGTATGGTACTTGTTCCAAAGCGTGAACCCACTCATTTGAATTATCGTAATGATGGGCACTGTTGATGAAATCGTTGTATGCCTGAGTCACACTCACGGCACGTTCCATAATACGATCCTCTTTCAGAATCGTATCAAAGACTTCAGATGGGTCCGAATAAACATTCTTGATGATATAAGTATATGAACGGGAGTGGATCATCTCCATAAACTCCCATACCTTCATACACGCTTCCAGTTCAGGTAATGAACAGTATGGAGCAAATGCCATACCAGGTCCACGACCCTGAACTGAGTCCAGCATCACCTGATACTTCAGGTTACTGGTGAAGATGTGTTTTTGCTCTGGGCGTAGCATATGATAGTCGCTACGATCTTTTTGAAGAGAAACCTCTTCGGGTCTCCAGAAGTAACCTAGTTGTTGCGTTGTTAGTTTATCAAAAATTGGATACTTGTAAGAATCATATCTTTGTATTCCTAGTGGTTGACCAAAAAACATTGGTTGCTTTTTGGTGTCTACTTCCTGAGGGTTAAAGACGGTCATTGATTCAACCACTGCTTTATCCTCTAAACCTGTTTTAAATCTTACAAGACTCACAATCTTCCTCCTCTGCTTGTTCTAGTTGAGAAATTAAATCTTCAAGAGAATTACGGGTTTCTTCAACCTCATCATTCTTCATGTCGTGTGTATTCTGATAGTAACTGGTTTTCCAACCGTACTTATATGTAGTTAAAAGGTCCTGTGCCATTACTGAAGTAGGAACTTCATTATCGGCATAATTTTCGGGATTATACGACCAGTTTCCAGAAATCGCCTGATCAAAGAACTTTTGCATAACAGCAACAATATGAATATAACCGCGATTGCTAGGCATATCCCAGAGCAACGTATAGTTGTTCTTAAGACTTTGATACTGGGGAACAATCTGCTTGAGTGGACCCTTCTTTGACTTCTTAATGGACAAGTATCCTCTAGGTGGTTCAATTCCATTTGTTGCGTTTGACACAACGGAACTGCTCTCCGATGGCATCTGTGCGGACAATGTTGAGTTCCGTACCCCGTATTTGAGTACCTGCTCTC